ATGCCCATGTATCGTAATCGTATGTGGGATGGAAAAATACGATTGTTTTCTCCAGCAACAGGAGAGATATATGTAGGGCTATTACCATACATCAAATCATTTTGTGATAGTAATCACATATCATATATATTAGAAGAAGGAGTAGAAGATGAGCGGAATATTGTTCGTGAAGTGGTTAGAGGGTTTATCAGAAGCCTCAAACCAAAATCAAAAGGGAAATCTCTCAAAATTAGAGATTATCAAATCGATGCGGTACAACACGCTATTTCCTCAAATCGTGCTCTTCTTGTTTCTCCTACTGCTTCTGGGAAGTCGCTGGTAATATATTCCTTAGTTCGTTATTATCAAATGTCGGGACATAAAACTTTGATCCTTGTTCCCACCACCTCTTTAGTTGAACAAATGTATTCTGATTTTGAAGACTATGGATGGTCTTCTGGAACATACTGTCAAAAGATTTATCAGGGTCATGACAGAAAGATAACTAAGGATGTAGTTATATCTACTTGGCAGTCTATCTACAAGATGCCTAAAAAGTATTTTGAAAATTTCGGGTGTGTGATTGGTGATGAAGCCCATCTATTTAAAGCTAAATCACTTACAGGCATTATGACTAAGTTACATCAATGTAAGTATAGATTCGGCCTTACAGGGACGTTAGACGGTACACAGACGCATAGACTTGTACTAGAGGGACTATTTGGTGCAGTAGAAAAGGTAGTATCTACTAAAGAGTTGATGGACAAAAAGACCCTTGCTAATTTGAAAATAAAGTGTATACTATTAAAACACCCTAACATCAGAGAAAGGATGACCTATGCAGAAGAACTTACATACATTACAGGAAATAACAAAAGAAACGATTTTATTGCTAATCTCTTGGTACGCCTTACTGGCAATAGTCTTTGTCTATTTCAATTGGTAGAGAAGCATGGTAAAATTTTACACGATAAGGTAAAGGAGAAAGAAAATGGGGCTCCCATATTTTTTGTATATGGTGCGACAGGGGCGACAGAAAGGGAAAACATACGAGAAATTGTTGATGGAGAGAAGCACTCGATCACGATTGCCTCTTATGGCACTTTTAGTACTGGTATTAATATTCGCAACATTAACAATATCGTGCTCGCAAGTCCAAGTAAGTCCAAAATTCGAGTACTCCAATCGATTGGGAGAGGGCTTAGGCGTAGTGAGGTTAAAGATTCCATTTTAATATTTGATATAGCAGATGATATATCCTATAAAGAAAGACGCAACTTCACTCTTACACACTTCACTGAACGACTAAATATTTACAATGAAGAACAGTTTAACTACGAAATAGATAAGGTTAAATTAAAATGAACGAAGGATATTCATACGATCCAGCTTCTTATAAAATTATTAAATTAGTAAATGGCGAAGATATTATTTGTACTATTGAAGAAGAAAATAAAAATGTTTCAAACAGAAAATTAGCTACACTTTTAGAAAGTAGTATTGAAGTTAATCATCCTATGAAAATGCAAATAGTACCAAAAATGACTAATAAGGGAATTGCTGAATCTTTAAGCTTAAGTCATTGGGTTCATCCATATACTGAATCTCGTTCTTTTAGTATCCCATCCTCAAGTGTAATTTTAGTTGCTGACGTTTCTCCGGGCTTATCAAGATATTATGAATTTGTTTTACGTAAAGTTCAAGATCATATGGAACATGAGATTGATTCAGATAATGATATATATGATGAATTATTAGAAGATATGGATATTGAATCAGACTTTATTCATTAATCGCTCTACATAGCTTATTATACACAAAAAAATATATTTGTCAAGTCTCTTTTGTTCCTTGACATTTTATAACATATAGTTTATAGTTATAAAAGTATAACTACAAAGGAGCAATAATGGCGAAAGTAAAAAGACCACACTATGTAGATAATAAAAAGTTTCTGCAAGCTATGATTGAGTGGAAAGAAACTTGTAATCTTGCAGAAACAAAAGGAAAAATTCGACCTCCTGTTACTAATTATATTGGAGAATGTTTTCTAAAAATAGCTACACATTTATCTTATAGGCCAAATTTTATTAATTATACCTATAGAGATGAGATGATATCAGATGGTATTGAAAATTGTCTACAATATGTAGCAAACTTCAATCCAGAGAAATCGAAGAACCCTTTTGCATATTTTACACAAATTATCTACTATGCGTTTATTAGAAGAATCCAAAAAGAAAAAAAACAAACTCATGTTAGAAACAAAATGATAGAAAATAAGAGCTATGAGGCTTATGTTACAATGGAAGGTGATGATGCGGTATATAGTGTAAAAGGCTTTGATCCAAATATTATGTTACCTAATGAAGATGTATATAAACCAAAAAAGGCACAAATTAAGAAAACTAATGGATTGGAAAATTTTATGGAGGCCAAAGATTGAAGATCGCCATAATTACTGATACACATTTTGGCGCTCGAAACGATAATCAAAATTTCAATAACTATTTCTATAAATTTTATGATAATTTATTTTTCCCTACCTTAGAGGAAAGGGGTATAGATACCTGTATTCATATGGGTGATGTAATGGATCGCCGTAAATATATTAGTTATAAAATTGCTAATGATTTTCGAGTTAAGTTTATTGAACGATTTCAAAAAAGTAAAATCAATTTACATATGCTTGTAGGCAATCATGATACCTATTATAAGAATACAAGTGATGTAAATTCTTTAGAAGAGTTAATTAAATTTTCAAAAATAAAAGTTTACAAAGACCCCACTATTGTAAAATTTGATGATTTGCCTATAGTGTTTATGCCGTGGATAAATGCAGACAATTATGTCAAAGCTATAAAAATGCTTAATACGGCAAAAGCAGATATTCTGATGGGACATTTGGAAGTAAATGGTTTTGAAATGCATAGAGGACAGATTGCTCAAGGTTCATATGAGAAAGAGCTGTTTCGTAGATTTGATACAGTTTTCAGTGGTCATTATCATCATAAGTCAGATGACGGTCAGATTTTCTATCTGGGCACACCATATGAGATTATGTGGAATGATTGGGATGATCCAAAGGGGTTTCATATTTTTGATACGAAAACTAGAGAATTAGAACGTATTGTTAATCCATATCATATTTTTAAAAAGATTTATTATGATGATTCTGAGAAAGATTATTCTAAAGAAGATGTTGAACAATATAAAGATCATTATGTAAAACTTATAGTAGTGAACAAAAAGGATCTTTATGAATTTGATAAATTTACTGATCGACTTTTACGAGTTGATGCATATGATGTTAAGATAATTGAAGACTTTTCTGAACTGGATGCAAGTAATGTATCAGATGATATTGTAGAAAATACAGAGGACACTTTAACTCTTCTTGATAAGTATATAGACGAACTTGATGTTACTCTCGATAAAGATAGACTTAAAAATACGATGAAGACTTTGTATAATGAGGCACAGGATTTAGAACTTTGAATGATGAAAATTTGATAAGAGAACTTTTTTCTACTGAAGAAATTCAAGCATATAAGAATATAAAATATTTTCAGAATAGAATAGGTGGAAAATTAGAAGATTATATTAATAGTTTTACTTTTCCACCAAATATTAGATTTATTGGAAGGGATAAAGATAGGTTGGAAGGAGTTGATTATATAGTCAATGATGAACATTGGTCTATTAAAAATGCATGGAATACTGATAATTCTTCTACGAAAATGTTTAGGGAAGACAGGGGAATTAAACACTGGTATAGATTGAATAAAGATAATAGTACTAATTGGCATACACTTTTTATTTCTGGCCCATCAGAAAGAGGATTTATAGCTTTTCTTGGTGGAAAACAACCAGCAAGTTTGGAGGCTTTTCTTTGATAATTTTTAGATATGTAAGATGGCGGAATTTTCTTTCCACAGGCAACAATTTCATAGAAATCCAACTGGATAGAAATCCTACAACTCTTATTATAGGAGAGAATGGGGCTGGTAAATCTACTGTTCTTGATGCTCTATGTTTTGGGCTATTTGGTAAACCGTTTCGTAGTATTAATAAACCGCAACTTGTAAATTCGGTTAACAATGTTAATTGTATTGTTGAGGTAGAATTTGAAATTGGAACCAAAAAAATTAAAGTAGTACGTGGTATTAAGCCAAACATCTTTGAAATATACATTAATGGTAAGATGTACAATCAGGATGCGAATCAGAGAGATTATCAAAAATATCTTGAACAACAAATTTTAAAATTAAATTGGAGAAGTTTTACCCAAGTTGTAATTCTTGGATCATCTACCTTTGTACCATTTATGCAATTAAAAGCTCGCCATCGTAGAGAGGTTGTTGAGGAAATTCTTGATATTCAAATATTTTCTTTGATGAATATGTTACTTAAACAGAAATTAAAAGGAATTGCTGAAGATACTAGAAATGCAGAATATCAATATGATTTAACTGCTGAGAAAGTTTCTTTACAAGAAAAATATATAGATGAAGTAAAACAAAACAAAGATAAGGTAATTGAAGAAAAAAATGTTCTCATTGCAGGTAATGAGGAAGAAGTGTTCAAGAAGAAAGCAGATATAGATTTTTATACAAAGAATAATGAAGAACTTTTACTTGTTATAAAAGACAGCACTAAAGTAGATAGGGATTATGCTAAACTAAAAGATATAAGAAGTACTTTAACAGAAAAGAAAAATAACAACTCTCGTATGGTTAAATTCTTTGAAGATAATAATGATTGCCCTGCTTGTGAACAACCTCTTCGTAATGCATCTAAAATGGTAAAATCTAAACAGAAAGAGGTAGATAGGTTTGCAAATGCGTTGGAAGAACTTGAGCAAGCATTAAAGGTATCTCTTTTACGTCAAGGTGAAATTGGTAAAATAGTAGATAAAATACGAGAGAATGAATTTTCTGTGGCCACAGAAAATAGTTCTGTCACCCAACTTGAAAAGTTTAATGTTACATTACGGGCTGAGATTGAGGAGTTACTTTCAAGTGATGTAGTAAAATCTGACTTTGATAAATTGAAAGAACTCAAGAAGAATATTGGTCTGTTTGAGGAACGAAAAACAAAGTTAAAAGAGGAAGTAATATACTGTGAAGCTGTAAGAAGTATGCTTCAAGATACGGGCATCAAAACCAAGATTATTAAACAATATCTTCCTATTATGAACAAGTTGATCAATACATATCTGTCAGCAATGGAATTCTATGTAAGTTTTACTTTGAATGAAAATTTTAACGAAACAATCAAGTCAAGGTATCGGGATGAATTTACATATGAATCTTTCAGTGAAGGTGAGAAAATGAGAATAGATTTGGCACTCCTTTTTACATGGAGAGCTATTGCTAAAATGAAAAATAGTACTAATACAAATGTATTGATGTTGGATGAAATTTTTGACAGTTCTCTCGACAGTACAGGTACAGATGAATTTTTAAAGATTTTAAATACTCTTGGTAATGAGAATGTATTCGTGATTAGTCATAAACAGGATGTTTTAGTTGACAAATTTAAGAGCACAATAAAATTTGAGAAGGTGAAGAATTTTAGTCATGTTGTTGAATAAAAAGTATGGAGTGATATATGCAGACCCACCGTGGTATTTCAAAAATTACAGTAGCAGGGGTGAAGGACGTAATCCTAATCAGCATTACGGCTGTATGTCTATTGATGATATTTGCAA